GCTGGTATTGTTCGTAACAACGGTACACTAGCAGATGCTATCTCAGCAGCGTTCTCTGATCGCACTGGTAGCACTCAAGCAAATCGTCAAGAGTTTCTTGATGGTGGAGCACAGACACTAGGTAATACACGTACCACTCGTGTACTTGGTGTAGATGTTCTTGAAGTTCCTTACTATCCTGCAGGTTATGTTGATTTAACATTCCCTCAGAACCGTGTATGGGGTTTCCAAAGAGACATCACTGTAAACCGTGAATACAAGCCAAAGAAAGATACTATCGAATACACAGTATTCGTACGATTTGGTATCCAATGGGAAGAACTAGATGCAGTCGCTTATGTTGACGCAGATAGTGCTGATTCCTAAGATCTAAAAAATCAAATATTAGGGAGGGTAGCGTAAAAACTACCCTCCTTATTCTTATTCTGGTATAATTACAAATAAGCATAGGAGATTTATGAATTTAACAATTGAAGAGTTATCAACTAAAACCGTAATGGCATTAAAAGCATATGCAAAAAAAAATAATATAGAACTGTTTGACGCAAACACTAAACTTGAAATATTAGAAATTCTTGCTAGTTGGATTCCACCAGAAAATACAAAAGAGTTAGTAGAAAAAGAAAACAAAACAAAAACACTAATAAATAAGGTAGCCTTATATTCACAAAGAAACCTACATATGGATAGTTTAGGGGCTTTAAAAGTAGGATACAACATAGTCTCAAAGGAGGCATCGGAAAAGTGGCTAACACACAAACTGGTACGTATTGCACAACCAGAAGAAGTAGCCTCATACTACGGTAAATAAAAATGCAGATACTACGTCTTCCACCATACCCACTTTCTGTAACTTATAAAGTTCCAGATGCTAATGCTGACTATATAATTGTTATTGAAAACATTGCAGAATTAACAGAAATCGAAGAGTCTGTAGAGTCTAATGCTGCCAAAGATATCACTTATTCTTTAGATGATGACTTTGTTAAATATGATAAGTCTTATGCATTAACTATTTATGAAGATGGTGGTTCTTCAGGAGAAATACTTGTTCGTGGAGATGTCGTCGTACAAGATAATCTAGAAATTATGAGGCCATACGTAGATCCAACATCTTTGGCTACATCTAATACAGCAACTGATATAGCACTTTATAAAGGTTATGAAAATTTAGCAAGAGCAATTATTGATGCTGCCGTTGGTGGATTTTATTATGACAGAACTTATTTAGAAGTTGTTGGTCAAGGAAATGATTATTTACCGCTTTGGAAAAAAACACACAAACTTTTAAAAATATATGAAAATGCAGAACTAGTATACGATATAGAAAATGAAGAAGGTCCAGCCTTAACAGACTATACATTTTTTATAACTAAAGATAAAACAGCAATCACTAAAGATCCACTTGAAAATGTTGACTCTATAAATCGTGCAGAAAGAAGATATTCTCGTATACCTCTAGGCATATCTGACTCTATGAGTTTATTTGATACAGAAGATAGTGGAAATACTCAAACTGTTGTTCCAGGCGTAGCATTTTCAGAAGGTGCAGATTACATTATTTTAGCAGAAACAGGATATAAGGTTGTTCCTTATGATATTCAAGACGCAACGTTAATGTTAATTGATGATATTAAGTGTGGAAAATTAGATTATTATAAGAGATATATTAAAAACTATAGCACTGATCAGTTTAAAATTGAATATGATAAGCGTCTAATTGACGGCACTGGAAACATATTAGTAGATAAAATTTTAGAAAAATATAAAGAGAATATTATTCGTCCAGGAGTATTATGATGGAAGACTGTACAACAACAGACTTTCTTTATCCAATGAAGGCAGATTTATATTATCCAGTTATAACACAAACTCAATATGGACAGGCAAGCAGGACATGGTTTTATGACAGAACTATTATCTGTAATGCTACTTCTGTAGGAGGAGCAGGTACTGAACAAATTAATAGCAAGAACAAAGACAGATCCAAGAATGTCTTCAACTCAAACAGATAATGCTATTACAAACATTTTAATTACAAACATTCGTAATACCAATGATGAACTTATATACAGAGAAACAGGGGGACCAAGGTCTGGGCGTGGAACTATATATGAAGTAGCAACAGTAGATCCTTTTAGTGGACCATTTGGCTCAGTTGAATACTTTAAAATATTGTTGCGTAGGACAGAAAATCAAACCATAACAGACTAATGATAATTACAACAAATACTAAAAGTTTTAATAAACAAATGAACAATATTGTTGAATATGCTTTTGGTTTTTTAGAGGGTGCTCAAAAAGGTAAAACTATTTTTTTAAAAAATTTAGGAGCAGGAACAATAGAAGCAATGGCTAGATATGTAGATGTTTCAGCAAGAGGAAATCCAGCAGCACTTCAACATGTTTATGAATGGTATCAAGTTGGTAGCCCTAGCGCAAGATTATTTAACATTAACTATACAGTTAGCAATCTAGGATTAAGCATTAATTCAAACTTTAAACAGTCAAAAACTGTTAAAAAAGATTCTAACGTACCATTTTACAATAAAGCAAAAATTATGGAAGATGGCATTCCAGTTACAATAAAACCTAGAAGATCACCAGTCTTGGTGTTTAGTGAAGGTGGGCAAACAGTGTTTACCAAAAAGTCAGTAGTTATTTCTAATCCTGGAGGAAGTCAGGCTAGGGGATCATTTGAAAAAATTATGGATGAGTTTATTTTAAAATATTTTAAACAATCGTTTTTACGGGCTAGCGGAATGTATGATTATATTAAAAAACCAACAGTATTTAAAAAAAATATTAAGGTTGGTTCTCGAATGGGTAAATCCAAAGGTATCGACACTGGCTTTAAATGGATTGTTAATGCAAAGATTGGTGTAGAATAGTATTATGTCAGAGTTAATAAGTGTAAATAATAATACAGGATTTCCACCTGTTTTTTTAAATGCCTATGTTCTTGAAGAATTAAGAAAGTTTAAAGGGGTTGATGGCAATCCACTAATGCCAACTGGACCAGAACCATTTCAACCATTTTTTCCAGCACAGGTTCCTGATAGCGTGGAAGGTATCTATAATGACATTCCATTTATTAGAAACAACCCAGATACAACAGTAATTATCTTTGATAGACTTATCAGATTTAGACCAACAACTTTTTATAGACATAAAAGAGAGCAATTAATATATTTTATTTATAGTCCAAATCTTTCTAAACTAATTGACACTACTAGGGTTATTATTGAATGCCTAGATAGAGAAGATGCTGCTGCTCAAGACCTAAACCTCTGGATATCTGAAAATGATATTCTTGATGAAAATGAAAATGCTATTGCTAAAAATGTATTTTTTCACAATATAAAGGTTTATCAGGCAGATGAAAGTAGAGATATATTAGAATTAGCCTCTGCTAGAACCCTAGGATTAAACAAACTTATTATTGAATATGATTATCACACAGGTGGGGGTGGGGTATCAGAAAGATACACATAAAACGGTGTTATAATTAACATGAGGAAACAAACGCCAAACAACTTAATATCTATTTCTATAGAAAGAGGTGAATAAATGGCATATAGTCGTGGAACATCGACCAACATTATCGTTGGCGCTGCAGCACTTTTTGTTGCAGACACAACTTTAACTCCAGGTACACTGGAAAGTTTTGATACTGAAGAATCATTCAAGGAAACCCTTGCTGATGATGCAGGTTATACAAACGTAGGTTACACCATGAACGGTCTTGAATTACAGTTCCAACCAGACTTCGGTGAAGTACAGGTTGACCAAATTCTTGACGTTGCTAAACTTTACAAGCAGGGCATGCAAGTAAATCTTGCAACTGCTTTTGCTGAGGCTACCCTTGAGAATCTTCTTTTGGCTCTAGCATTTAACTCAGATGAACTATCTGGATCAAAGGCATCTAACGCAGGACAGGTTTTAAACCTATCTGCAGGAGATATCGGTGAATGTCCAGTAGAGCGTGGAATTGTTGCAGTAGGACCTGGTACAGGTGATTGTATTGACTCTCCATTCGTGGAACGTGTTTATACAGCATACCGTGCTTTGTCAATTGAAAACGTAACAGTTTCAGCAAAGCGTGATGAGGCTTCAATGTTTGAAGTATCATTCCGTTTATTACCAGAAGATACTTCAGGCTCATACGGTAAGATCGTTGATCGTACCTTCGGAGAATTATTATCTTAATAGTTTAACTATTCTACATAGCCCATGTCTTCGGATGTGGGCTTTGTTGTTTTATGATAGAATAGATTTTATATGGCAACTACAATATATAAAAGCAAAGTGGTTTATTTATTTGATGGTACAGAATTAGAAATAATACCATTAAAAATAAAATATCTTCGTGATTTTATGATAACATTTGATAACATTAAAAATACTAAACATGATGATGAAGCAATTGGCGTATTGGTAGAGTGTGTCAGAGTATGTATGAAACAATATTATCCTAAAATTGCGGGTACCGTTAAAGATGTTGAAGATAATATAGATATGCCAACAATTTATGATATTTTAGATATTGCTGCTGGAATACGTATTAATAAAAAGTCACAAGAGCCAGTTAAAGATCAAGCAATAGACAGCGGGCAGACATGGGAAAATCTTGACTTAGCCAAACTAGAGTCTGAAGTATTTTTACTAGGTATATGGAAAGATTATCAAGAATTAGAAACTTCTTTATCAATGCCAGAATTAATGGCAACCTTAGAAGTAAGCCGAGAGTTAGATTATACAGAAAAGAAATTTTTGGCTGCAATTCAAGGCGTAGATTTAGACGGGGAAACAAATAAAAACAAGGGTCAAAAAGAATGGGAAGATATGAAAGCCAGAGTATTTAGTAAAGGCGCAACAAAAGATAGCAATGATGTCTTAGCCTTACAAGGTGTAAATGCACAAAAAGCAGGGTTTGGCATAGGGATGGGTTT